TAATCAGACCACTATTGCCTTGTGCATCATACTTTGCTGGAGGAGTTGTAATAACTTCTATAATCGGCAAAATGAAATGTACAAAAAGTCAAAATGAAAAGTACATTTTTTGAGCGAAAATACGAGGGCAAAGATAATAAAAAAACACGGATATAGACGCCCTATATCCGTGTTTTTACTTATAGTTATTCGGGTAACATTAATAGATCGGGTTTGTATATATCCTTTACTTCGGTACTTGGTTCAAAGGTATCTACATCTTTGCGTTGGGGTATTTTGGTGTATATGCCATTGGCTACTTCGGTGAGGGCCTTGTCCATTAGGCGTACGCCCATTGGTAGTAGCTCTTTTTGCCATAGTTCCTTTGTGGCTTCTTTGGGTGGTTTGGCGTATAGCTTGGGAGGTATCCAACACCAGTCTTGGCATAGTATGTCGCCTCTATCTATGCCCGCATTGAGCCAATAAACACTTCCGCCGGCTACTATGTCACGCATTCGTATTGCCCACTCAATAGCTGAGCGCCCTCGATGTCGGGGTAAAAGACTGGGGTGATAACCTATCCACCCTAAGCGGGTTTTGTAGCGGGTTCGCTTGCCTATATAGTCGAATGAATGAACAGTTATTCCTAAATCTACCCCAGTGGGCATAGTGTCGTAAGTGAGCATTCCCGCAGGTAATATAGGTATGTTGTGTAGTTTTGCCAAACGACCTATATACTTATCGTCTAAGGGGCAACATACGCCTACTACTTCATAGCCTTTGTGGATACATAGGGATAGTATTTCTTGTCCAAAATACTTTTGTCCGCTGATAAATACTTTAAATTTTTGTGTCATTTTTATTACTTTTTGTTGTTTCTATAGGTTTTCCTAAATATTTAAAGCCCTGTACGGCTCTAAAGTGTCCTCCATAGCCCGCCTCTACTAATTTTTTATTATTCGTAGTCTTTTTAGACTTTTCTAACGATGCTTGACTTCTGGCCTTACTCTCCCCATGTAATTTAGCGGAGGTTTGTTCCCATTTATCGGAATGGCGGAGGTAGTTGCACAATTGAGGGTGTGAGGTATGAAAAAAAGTGTGTAGTTTGCGATTACAACGTCCGTTGCCCTCCAAATGGTACTGCATTACAAAGTTGAGAAATTGGGTACCTACGCCTGCTCCTTGCCATTCGGGCATTACTACTAATCGGGTAGCACGGTAGGCGTTGGCCGTGAATAGTGGGGCAACGGCAACGTGACAAACAAGTTCACCATTGACTGTACCGACAAAATACTCGGCACAAGGAGGATGTGGCAAATCTAAATAGTAATGCTCTTTAAAAAATCGCCAGTAACTTCCGTTTGCCTTCCAAACTTGGAGTTCGATAGGAGGTCGTTTTTGGACTTTTTTTTTACTTCTGATACTCTCGTATCATATACCCAATCGGGTTGCAGCCATTCGATAATATCATAGTGGCAGGATAGTAAAACGATTTGTCGATTAGGCTCGCGTCTCCACGCTTTGGCAAATGCCGAAGCCCCTATTTTAGCGATTTGGCGGTCGATTACAGAGGTAAATTCGTCTACTATTACCTTATTGGGTGCTTCACAAATGAGGCGCGCTAAGCCCGCACGAAACTGCTCACCATTACTAAGGACTTTGAATGGGCGCAACCAAGCGGGTACATCGCCGAGCCCTACAGCTGAAAGAGCAGAGGTTACTTCGTTCATTGATTTGTTGGGGGCAATATCCTCAATAATGGGTAGGTTCGGGTTCCACCCTTCGGTAAGGTTGGTTATACCACTATCCCATATTTGTTTGCCTATGGAGGTTTTACCGCTTCCAGAAGGACCTACGATAAGCCCTATTTGCCAACCTTCGTCTTCTATGGGTAGATTGGCGGTGTGTTCCCACGTGTGCCCATTTTCGGCATTAAAAAGGGACTTTACTTTTTCGGCGCGAAAGGTTTTGAAGTTTTCGCTGGTGTGTTTGACTTTGATTTCCATTATACACTTACTACTTTAAGGTTAGTAAACCCCATTTTTTGGAGTTTTTCGAATAGTTCTTTTTGCTCTTGTTCGCTACTTACTTTTATAATGATAGCGTGCTGTTCTTTGTACTTGAATTTTGCCATTTGTTATTTTGTTTTTGTAATTCAGAAAATAGTTGTACTTTTGCGGCTCCTACATCATTCAAACATAAAAGAAACACGCAGGCAACAGAAGACTTATGTCCTCCGCAGCCTGCGTGGTTATGTTTAAGAAATGATGTAGGAGTTATTTTGAAAACAAGCGGAGGACATTTTTTTACTGCTTGTCCTCCTATTTTAGCAGTGTTTAAACTTCTTTTAAATGCTGTTTAAACTCTACCGAAACGGCTTATATTTCCAAAGGATAAATACTAATACAGCGAGTAGCAAGAGCCAAAGGATGTGCCCTACGGGGCTGCTTTGGGTGTGCTTGCGGCTTTGCTGTGTGTATTGGTTTTGGTGCTTTTGCGCTTCGGTTTTTGTCTGTATCTTCGTATTATATAAAAGGGTACTATCAGACTTCTGTAGGCTCTTAGAATGGGTGTTTGTAGCTTTAATTTTCACCTTTCCGTTTGTTACCCTTATGGTCTCACTATCACCGTCACGAATACGGGTGTAGATGAGTTCACGTGGCTTGCCTACACTATCGGTGAGGGTTTCTAATTCTAACTCAAAGGACGTGTTGGACTGTTGGGACAAGCCCGTTTTATGGGCTTGATAGGCAAAGAGCTGTGAGCTATCCTTGTAATGCATAAAGTGCTCTTTCTGTACTTGGCGTTGCTCGGTAGTGGCGACCTTGCGAGTACGGCAACCTACCAAAGCAAGGAACGCCAATAATAATAGTGCTAATTTTCTCATTTGCTAATGTTTTTGTATTCGTCTTTTGCGTTAAAACAAGGGCAGGCTTTAGCTACCCCTGGGAAATCTCTGTGTCCTAAAATCTCGGCTTCGGGATAGAGGGCTTTAAGCTCGGTGAGGAGCTTTTTTAAGGCTTCTCTCTGTGCGAATGTACGGGTGTCTTTGGGTTGGAGGGTATTCTTATCCACCCCACCTATGTAACAGATCCCTATACTGTCCTTGTTGTGTCCCTCCACATGGGCGGGTATCTTATCCACATCTCTTCCCTCCTCTATGGTGCCGTTCAAAAGGACTACATAGTTGTAGCCGATTTCGTTAAAACCTCTTTGGCGATGCCAAAGGTCTATATCCTTAGCCGTATGCTGCCTACCTTCTGGAGTAGCAGAACAGTGGACTACAAGATAGTGAATGGTACGTGTACTTTTTTTCATATCTCTATTACTATTACATTATTAGCTATATCTTTAAAACTTACGGGGCTATTTGTATCAACATAGTATATACTATCTACACTTGAATAATTTCCAAAACTATATCCAAATCCAAAAATTTTATTAAATCTTACCTCCGTATATAATGAATTAGGTGTTGCTCCAAAGCCCCCACTATAATAGTCAAATTGCACATATACTTCCTTCCCTCCTATATAAAGTTTTGGATCTTTTTTACTGAAAGTATATTCTCCATAAGGACTATCACGTACAGAAATGATATAACAGTAAAAAGCTATAAATTTAACTTCTATATCCTTTAATTTTTTCTCTATTTTATTCTCGTCTACATATTTCTGATTATAGGACTCCGTAATTACCTTAGAGGGGAATACCAATCTAACATCGTCTCCCTCTATACTGATAGTGGGATAATAGTTTCTATCAAAAGTATCTCCAATTCTTAATTGTGTTTTTGAGTTTATACTGTACTTGGGACTACTTAAATTGAAATTCCTATCATTTATAGTACAATTAGTTGAAAAAACATTATCTACTGTTAAATTGCGAATTACCTCCCTTGCTTTTGGGTAAGCCTTTAGTAGTCCTTTTACAAGAAAGGTGACATTAAACTCGTAAATATCTTTTTCAGGAGAATTTCCAAAGTCCCAAAATAGTTGTGTATTCATTATCTATTATTTACATTAACAATAACTTCGTCCCCATGAATTAGAAGGCTTGCTGTACTACCTTTTGCCCCTGTAATAGAGCTATCACCTATAATTGTTTTTCCCGTAAAAGTAATATTTCCCACTTCCGCCTTTACTACAGATAATAGGGCATTATTAGGCATTTCCGATAGATCTATGGTAATATCTGAACTACTGGTGCTCTTTAATACTCTTCCAACATTCTGGCTGTTTAAAGTAGTAGAGGAGTTAACCTCTATAGCCATTGTTCTCCTCTGTATCTTTTCTAACAGTGCTCTTTCTTCGAGTACCGTAATACGTCCAATCCCATCTATATCATAGTGTACAACACCTTGTTCCTCTCTTCGCTCCACTGCTGGTTTATCTTTTATATCTTTCCAAGAGTGAGTGTGGTCAATAAGGGCATAACGGCCGTCAAGATTAACTGTTAGAGGTGTTCCATCACTTCTTTGCCCTGTGAGTACTCCTGTCCCCTTGTCAAACATGAGAGAATTGAGCTTGATATCGGCTACATTTTCGGGTAATGTATCCTTATCATCAAAAGTAGCTTGTATCGTTTCCCCATCGGCAAGGGTAATAGTAAGAGTTTTTGTAACATCCCCTGTTACAGTAAGCCCCACCACTCGTTTTTTAGCGTTGGTTTCATTGGTTCTTTTTTCCTCATCTGTGTAGTCATTGGAGGATAGCCCCTTTCCATCTTCCTTATCCACCTTATTCTCAAACAATGCTCTATGTGCATTGGTATCATTAAGGTGATTGAGTAACTGACCAGCTGAGGCTGTACCCTCTATAATTCTTTCCAATCCTTCAATGGAAGCCATTGGAATCTTTTCATCTTTGTGCCAAAAGCTGTCAATCCAAGCATAAAAATGCTCTTGCACAGGTTTCATAAAGTTTGAAAACCATTTTTTGAGTGTTTTTTTTGATGTCATATTGAAAAAATTTATATATTACGATATTTATCCCTATTAGAATCCTACATATTCTATGAATTGGACTACACGATAAGGGGGCATATTGTTGTGAGATTGGTCACCTCCTGTAGATGATGAAGTGCGACTTGTAGTATCATCCAAACTAAAATGTGAAGACAGCCCCCCTCTATCTGTATCCGTGACTACCCTTGGTATATTCTCCACGTTATGACTATGTCTGGGCATTTCCTCTATGGTGAGCTTATGGGAACGTTCGCCTCCTTGTTTTAATAGACTATTCAATTGATAGTCTTGAGAGTCCTCGGGTTTCTTAACATAGTCAGGGTCGAGACCGATAGGCATTTTACCGCGTAAGTTCACGTATTCTCTCCAGCCTGCGGGTATTTCATTCGCTGGTTTACCCCATAAAGCAATGAGTCCAATAGGCACCGCTTGTTTTTGTTTTTCGAGTTTTTCAATGCGCTTGAGGAGCTTTTCTGTCTCGGTGTTATCTGTTTTGTTTTTGCCTAAATCTTGTAGGTTAGTAACGCGTTGAAAGTCTTCCCAATTGAAAGTCTTTTCAGGAACAGACCTACCAAAGGCTACACTTCTAATAATTTCCAATGGGCGTAGAAATCCATCTTCAAAGGTTACCTCATTAGTGAGTTCTTTGATAAACACTGTACTATCTTTCGCTCCGCCTTCAAAGGGAAACAGTTCACCATTGATAAATACAGTGCCCGCCGAAAGGGTATTTCCCGTCTGCTCACATCCAGAAACAATCACCTTATTACCTGCAAGGTGTCCCAAATTGTTAAATAAACTGTAGGCATTTTGCATAAAGGCAAGGAAATTGACATCAAAGGGATATCCCGCCTCGTGTGTTAAGTTTAATTTGTTCATATTAATCAATTCTTATAGTCCATCTCTTGCCCGCGAGTTTATAAAAATTCACAAGGGCTTCGAGTTTATATCTATCATATTCCAAACCTTGTGGTAATACCACTATAAAATCTACGCCTCCATCTATATATGCTCCCCTTTGGTATAGGAAGACTCTTCCTAAGTACAAAGGTCTATTAGCACTTCTCGGATAGATATACAACCTTTGATTTTGCCTGCCGTCTTCTATCTTAATACGTCTTAGCTGAGGGTCAAACTCGTCATTAAGAGCTTTACGGAGGTAACATACTTGGCTGTTGTGGGTAAGGTTATACAAGTCTCTTTCTCTATGTACTTTGAAATCGTCTAATAACTTATTCAGGGGCATTGCTAATGTCCTTAGCCACCCTACCAATTTGGGTTTGCGCAGGAAGGTAGGGGTAAGAAGTACGAGCAGTTTGTCGATGTTTAGGTTATACATTGCTAATGTAGGTTATATCGTTAAAGTTGTCAATGGTAAAGTAGCCTGCAGTGGGTATCTTGCTTATCTCTATGGCTTCGAATGCCCCATAGTTGCCATTAGTTCCAATATGTTTACTCTGTGCCAGTACCAAATGTGGTATCCTCACTCCTTCTGCTTGTTGAAGTTCGTCAATGAGATGCGCTAATACGAGCTCGCCATTAAATGGTAGGCGTTTTAAATAGTCTTTAATAGCCGTTTCTATGGGCTTAGTGGCGTGAATGATACTTTGTCCGTTGCTATCTAATACAAGGGGATCATATACTATCTTCATTTGCAAGTGCAGCACATCGGGTTGATAATTTACTACCGATAGGCGTACACCCGCGTCTTTTATCTCCTGCAAATACGCTTCAAAGGCTTGCTTTTGGGCATCGGTAATAGGTTGCAATTGCTCGCCCTGTTCTCCTGCTATTTTTACTATCAAACGCCCCTCATTTGGGCTTTCCACAACGGCAGAGTACTTGACAATTTTGCTTGCTTCTATCTGTTCTTCTGTGTGTCCCGTATTGTTGAACTTATCGCTGTCAGTTAAAAGATCAAAACCATACTGAAAGGCAAGGGCTTTGCTTCTATACCAACGAGCGGTGTGGGGTTTAAGCTCGGCAAGGCGTTTGTCAATATCTGCCCTATGTAGGTCGAATAGCTTCTCTAAGCTCCATATCGCCACCGCTATAATATACACCCACAAGCGCCATATAGCTACTTTGGAGGTGCTGTTGAGCTCATTCAAAGCAGGCTCTTGTGCTTTGGCTTGGTAGATGAGTTCTTGTATTTCTTGTATCGTTCGTGCCATAGTTATTGTTGTGTTACTACAAAATCTAAATTTATTGCCCAAATGCTGATACCCTCAAGCCTTTCAAAAACTTGTTCATCTTCCTTAGAAAAAGCCGTTGCGGGCTGCAAATTCTTAGCGGTGTAGTAGCCTAAAATATCTTTGTTGGTAAAAGCTTCTGCCGGTAATACTAAGGTTTTGCCCGCTTGCACATCATCAGTGATGTTAATAGTGTTGGCTTCGGCAAACTCAAAGACGCTTTCTATCGTGCCCGTGTGTTGCAGGGCGAGGTCTAATAGTGACTGATTATGTAGGACTGTTATTGTCATCTAATTCAAAAGTTTTATAGAACTTCTTATTAATTATCTTGAGCAGTACTTTAGCAAAGCGAAAGCCTAAACAGTCTAAGTTCTCCAAGAGACTCACCACGAGTTGCCATATAATCCCTATAAGTACTATCCAGTAAAGCCAGTGGAAAGGGTCAAACTCAAAACCTCCAAGACTTGGAAACTCTACATTAGCCGAGAAAGTATGCAGTATATAGATAGGTACAAGATAGGTGGCTATCTTCAATAACATACGCCCAAACTTGCGGCTCTCGTGTTTTTCACCTCGCTTGCGGGAGGCTTGCACTCCTGTGATCCATTCAAATACGAGCAATACCACGTAAGCGGTAAGAAATAAGTGGTTGAAACCAAAGAGAAAATGCACAGTGGCAAACAAAAAGGAGAGTATTACGTCCATCTTGATAAAAAGAGCTGAAAAGGTGTGACCAAAGGAAGAGTGTAGGAAGTCTTTGCTATCCCTAAATCCAAATCCTTGTAGAATGTAATTGAGTGTTATCATCGTTGTTTGTTTATTTTTTAATTTATAGTGCCTTTTCCTTCACTTGTAGTGGCACCCGTTTGGGAGGCGGCTGTACCTGCTGTGGTTACACTGATACCAGGGGCTATTGTTACCTCTCCACTTTTGACGAATGTATCAATAAGGCTTGCCAATCGTTCGGCATACTCTTCCATACTCGGTTCGGTTTTGGTAAGCATATCCCGTTGAAGGGAGATAATGCCTTGTTTGAGTTGTTCTTTGTTTAGTGCCATAGTTGGTTTATTTTGTTGTTAATCTCTTCAAACTTCGCTATGTTCTGTGGGGCAAAGTTACCAGGACCCGCAGGGGTTTGAATGATAGCGGATTTAAGCTCGGTTAAAAGGTCATTTAAAAGAGTTTTTAAATCTACCGTTTCGTTGTTTAGTTTGAAACTATCGGCTTTCAGTTCGTATGTTTCTATCTCTTGAGCATTGAGCAAAAATGGCTGACTTTCATTATTTTCTACCATACCCACAAGAATAAGACTTCCTACTTTGGGTTTGATATACATTCCCCCTATGCCGAGTGCTATGTTTAAAAATGGTAGCTTAGTGTCTAAATCAGTAGCCTCGCAGGTTTTTCCCTGCCAATCTACAGAGGTTACTGTTGCCCATTGTAGTACTTGGGGGATAGCTTTCTTTATCTTTTCAGAAAGCAATATATCAAACTCGTCTATCTCGTTCATAACTATAATGTACTACCACTAATTTCTATTTCCTGCCTATATTGGGCGTTGCTAATACTCTTCTTTACTCTATCTACATAGTACTCACCGTGTCTATCGGGGTAGAGGGTGGAGCTTAGGCGTATCTTCTCGCCGTGCTGCACGGAGGGCGTGCCATAAGTGGTAAAACTCCCTTCGAACCCCTCACGCTTGTGCAACTCGTATAGGCGCTTTACTTCCTTCTCAAGTTCGGCTTGTGAACTAACATGCCAAGTCATTTTTAAAGTCGTTTTAGGGTTCTCATCGCCAAACTCGTATTGTAGGCGTTTACCTTTGCCAAAGGACGAGGTGCCTATAATCTTTATGGTGCGCTCTTCTTTGCTTAGGTACTTAAGGTTATTCTCCGTGCAGTTGCGTTCCAGGTCGAAATGCTTCATCTCATCACTTACTTTTACATCTGAATAAGGCTTGGCTATAGTGAGTTTGCCCGCACGAATAAAGCTATATATTGACCAGTCTTTTTGGAGTTTGTCAAGCACAGCCCCTAATGTGGTATTGTTAAAACGTACGCCACCAAGGCTTATATCTTCTACTTCTAAAGGGTAGTCTTTTACTACTTCGGTGAGGAATGTTTTTAGACTTGCCTTTGCCGACACGTAATTGACGGGCAACTGACGTAGCTTCCACATTGCATCGCTAAGGCTAATAGTGATAGGAAAGTCTGCTGATACTTGAGTAATGAAGCCCTCAAACTCCTGTAAGAGTTCACCATTGTAGCCCATTTGTATCACTACTTTGTCTCCTACGGCAAAGAGTTCTCGCACCTTTTGCTTATCAAAATCACCTACATTACGAGGTAGTACCACACTTGCCGTATCGGTGAGCATTTTCCACGAACTTTCAATCTCAATGGCAGAAACTTTCTGCACCTTAAAAGGGGTGCCCTGTTTGGGGTGAAAGGTGATGGCTACTTCAATGGCTAAGGTCATAGTCTGTAAATGAGTTCAAAAGGTTCGTCACTAATGCAATTAAGCTCTATGGGGATAATGTTAGGAGTACCCTCCAAGCTACGTATATCAATGCTTTCAATCACGAGGTTGTGAATGTTTTTCCACCCAAAAAGGTCGCCTTCTACCGATATAGATTGTATCACCTCCGACCATTCTATAAGGCGTTTTTCGTACTCTCGTGCGCTTAGCTCATCATTGTGGCATACGGTACGAATACGTATCTGCCAATCGTCAAAGCCATAGATTTCCTTTACAGTGCCATTGCCTCCTATCACATCTGTCCGACTGATATTCTTTACTCTCGAAAAATCTACCATAGTAGCAGGAGGCAACCAAAAGTCAGCTAACTGCTTCTCTACTATCTTACTTTGGTAGTCGTAGAACTTATAGCTACCTGCGGTAAACTTCACTGGAAAAACAATAGGGGTACCGAGTTTAGATAGTCGCATAGCCTCCTCCCTTTCTACAGTGCGGATACTACCATATTCGGCCGTGTGTGCAGGCTCTTTGCCTATAGGTACAGTGAGGTATACAGGCAGGTTAGTGCCAAAAGCCAATTTAAAGAGTTGTGATATGTTATAGCGGTTATCCATTGTCTATATTGAGCTTTAATAGTTTCTTGATAGCATCATAGTCTTTGCCGTCTCTTTCTAACTGTATCTTAATACGTTTCTCTACGGCCGTACGATTATGTTTCCCTTTGATGAGCTCTACCATATTCGCTCCTACTAAAGGATCAGACTTCCAATTACCCTGCTGACTTTGGAGGATAAACCCTACCTCCTGCAACATACTTTCCCCTATGGAAAAGTCGCCCGCTATAATTTCTAAGTCGTTATGCTCATCTACAAGTATATCTTTCATAGTCTAAGGGCAATTATAAGGTTACTAAGGCATCACGCATACGGTCATTAATTTTGCTAATTACTCCATTAGCGGCATTTTCTTTACTTCCAATAGTTTTGTCGATGGGGAAAGTGTTATTCATTGTGATATTAATGGTGATAGTCTTGCTTCCCCCACCACTACCTCCTACGCTCATTGTGCTGTCCTTTCCTCCTTCTTTGCTCCCTTTAGTAGGGGTGATAGGGTTAGGACTTGCACCTCCTCCAATAGCCGAACTGGCAGAAAGATTGCCCGCTTTAGGGGCTTCGGTAGCTTCTTTTTTATCTTTATTCCAAGTAAGTGATTGTCCTGCCTTTATAAACTCTTCTTTAGCGGCAAGATTAGCTTCATAAGCTACTTTAGCACTATCGGCAATGGCTTTTTTACGGTTCTCAGTGTCTTCATTGATTTGGGCAAGCATCTTATTATTTTCGCTCTCATCTCCCAATCCTACAGCATTCTTAAACTCATACCATCCCTCTTTTATCTTATTAAGACCTATCATTAGGGAATTGACCATAGTTAGCCATACTGTTTCAATACTTGCTGAAAAACCTTGAAAGAGGAGCTTGGCACCTTCCCATGTATGTTTCCACGCTTCTCCCCAACCACTAACCTTATTAGCCAAGTATATAATACCTGCCACCAATGCGCCAATGGCAACGATAATAATACCAATAGGATTAGCTGACAGAGCTGCATTCCACAACCATTGTACGGCTGTAGCCGCCTTTGTCCATACAACCATTAGCTTCTGAACTACTACAGTTTGTTTAAGCCACCCTCCAAGAGCCTTTACCACAGGGGCAAGTCCTGAATAAGCAGACCCCATATCGCCCAAAGTGCTAATAACGCCTCCTAAGCTGTCGCCTACTACACCAAGCACTTTGGCAAAAGAGAACGAACCTATTTTCAAGTCATCTAACCAAGCTTTACATCTGCCCATCCACTCACTCCAACCACTCATTACGATAGTAGCTTGTTCGGTAGCTACATTGGTACCGCTGATTTGCTGGGTAAGTTCGGCTTGTGCTTGTGCAGTATTGATAAGTCCTTGAGCAGCTTGTATATTTTCAGCTCCAAAGACGGCGGCCAAAACATCAGTATTTTGTCCTATCTTCTGCAACTCTTTGAGTCGTTCGGCAAAAGGTACCGTAGTGTCTGATACTTTTTGCATATTTACTCCATAGGCGGCAAGCATATTAGTAGCCTCTTTAGAGAGGGCAGACGGTGCATTCATTTTAATAAGCACGTTCCTAAGTCCTACCCCTGCTTCGGCTCCATATTTGCCCGATTGGGCGAGGGCTTGCAGTGCGGCGTTCGTCTCCTCAAAACTTACATTAGAGAGTTTAGCAGCTCCACCTGCTTGCACGAGGGCTTGAGCTATTTGTGGCACTTCGGCAGCACCTTCTTTAGCTCCTGCTGCCATTACATTCATCATTCGCTCCATTTCAGCCGCTGCTGCGATAGGATCATCCAAATTCACTTTGAACTGAAGCATTGAGGTAGTAAGCGCATCGGTAGCTCCTACCACATCGCCTCCCATAGTCTTGGCAAGTGTATTGGCATAGCTTCCCATTTTGGCAAGTGCCTCATCGCTTTCCCCTATTTGTGGGCCTAAACGTGAGAGTATGGTTTGAAAGGTAGCGAGGTTATCAGTAGCCGTACCTCCAAATTCTTTGGCAAGGTTACGAGCCTTTCCCCCAAGTTTATCCAAATCGTCTCCAGTAATACCGGTAATAGCAGCTACATCAAGTAATGATTTCTCATAGTCTGCTCCTACTTGTGCAGCTTCTGAAAACTTTTGAGTAATATTCAAAAATCCTTGTGAAGCTGCTTGCCAATCAATAGGTCGCATACTGGTTGCCAACTTATCCCACCCCTCTTTCATACTGCTTATGAAGTCTTTCCAAGTATTTTGCATACCTTCAGTGGCACGCCTCACATTCTCTTGTGCGGTGTGCAAAGGTTGCGATACATTGTCTTTGGCTTCAAAAATCCACGTTGTAGTGTGATTCACGGTTGCAGAGTATTAGGGGTTAGACTGTTTACTAATTTCGTTCAGTACTTCTACTAAGGCGCGTTTTACAGCTTGGTATAAGAGTTGTTCTTGGCATTTCATACTAAAGTCAAGGGCTTTAAAATGTTCCCGCCACTGAGTATCGTTCATCGTTTCAGGTGTCTGACCATTGGCACGGAGTAGTGCATCTATGCCCTCTATAAAGTCGTACGCTTCTAAGGAAAGGAGCGACGACTCTACACTTTTTTTAAGGCAACTTTTGAACTTTTGAGCAGCTTACTTAGCTCGGTAATCAGGCCCATATAGATAGAGGCATCATTTTCCATCCACTCCATATCACCCTCCAATACACAATTCTTTACTAACGCTTCATTAGCTTTGTCGGGGTTCTCTTGATATTCCTTAGAGGTCACTAAAGATAGTAAGTGCTTGTTAGGCTTTTTCACTAAAAAGTAAGCGGGTTCCTCACTGGCTTCCCCCTCCTTAGTAAAAGTAGTCCCTGATGGATAAACAGCTATTTCTCTTACCACATTAGGGTATTTAGCCTTGTAGTTTTCTATATCGGCTTCGGTATATTTTTTCATTTTAAACAGCTTTTAAAAGGTTATTAAATATTCCAGTCAATATGGCTTACAATCAGTTCAAACTTAATAGCAATAGAGCCATCTCCTTGCTTGATAGCTATTTCAGTACCTAAGAACTCCGCATTGCGTATCATATCTTTAATGATAAGTCCGCTTGGCGCTTCATAGATGACGGGAATGTCGAAAGGTTCAATATCTTGCAGACGTGTTCCTTTGGGAAGCGAACGGCGAATGCCGTCCACCTCTTCTAAAAGTAGGGTAATTGAAGCCTTAGCTTCGTAATTTTCCTCAGTACGTCCTACAGGGAAGCCTCCCGCACCCATAATATTTGACTTCTTGGTACTATCCGAATAGCTAATTTCGGTAATACCTACCACATCACGTCCTAATAGGTTGAAGGTTACACTGTTCCACCCTTTTAGTTTGCCGAAGTGGTTAATCACATTGGTATTTTTTGGCATCGTGTTATAAATTAGAGGTTAAACCAATTTCGCCCTCAATAGCGTGTAGAATATCATCAGGCACAAGGCGTATTTTCACCTTTAGGGGCGTTTGCTCTGTTACCGTTTGCTTTGCGTCAATACTCACTGCATAACCGCTAATCTCACCAGTTACTACCATTTGTCTTTCGATAGCTTTTCCCGCTAATTCTTGCAGGGAGGTAACAATACTGTCTTTAAGGTAGCCCGTTTGTGGGTTTTTAGGTAGCTTGCTTTTGATACGTGGTGAGAGGGTTTGACGCACCAAACGTGCTGCTTTGTTCCATATCCTATTATTTTCAATATAGGTATAGTCGGATGATTTGCTCACACAGGTAGGAGAGTTTGAAAGGAAAAAGCCTGCCATATCGGCATATTGTCCTGCCAAAATATACCCTTTATCATTGAGTAATTTCAGCTGCTCATTGCTAAGTTCTTCTGCACTTTGCCCTGTGGAAATACCTCCACTGATGTAGCGTTTTTTTCCCTCATCAGTAAGGGGATAGGTATTTCCCCCTTTGGCATTTTCGGGTTTTGTTTCAATATCCACCGAACCTAAGTTTTCACTCACATTGCGTACCGACAACATACCCAAAGCACTACCTACACTGGCGTGGTACTTGTAAGCCTCGTCTATAGCGGCAATACCTTTGTCTTGGGCAATTATTACCGATACCTGTGGGGCATTCTTTTCTTTGAGGTCGGCAAAGTTATTTACTTCTAAGCCCTCTTTCCCCTTTCCTTCCACAAGTACAAAGTCTATCAGTATACCATCAGGTTTTACCGCTTCTACGATTTGGGTTTGTAGCTCCTCTACATCACTGGCAATGGTGGAGAGGTCATTGGTAAACCCAAAGAGTCCCACTCCTTTTACCTGCTTGTTAGCACGGATAGCTCTTACTATCTGCGCTGTACTATCCTGCATTTTGCCTACTGCTACGGGCAGGAAGATAATTTGACTTTCGGGGGCTAAGCGAAAGATTTCAGATAGGTGATAGTGAGTAAGTACTTTTTGATTGGCGTCCAAACTTTCGGTAATACCTACTGCTTCTGCATCCTTTAGCTGAATAAAAGATTTAGTCTCTCCATGTGTGAGTTGGGTGCCCGCTACGGCCATTGCAGCTACTACTAAAAACAAATTATCTTTAGTGGAAGCGGTACGCCCTAAGCCTCCTTCAGCTTTTTTAAATGTAAATCCTTTGAGTTGTCCCATTTGTTATTCAGTTTTTAGTTCGTCGTCTTCTGTAGGCTCTCCGCTTTCTGTTTTTCCTTGTACAGTAGCTCCTTCTGCTTTTTGGGGCTCTGTTTTACCCTCCTTATCTTTTTTGATTTGTGGTATCTTGTTTGACAACTTTACACTTTTACTATTGTCAAAAGTATATACTTTGCTTTCAATAGTGGAGGCGTGGAGCTGGGCACGATTCTTTTCATAGAAGATTTGCCCATCTTCAGTGGCAAATACTTCTTCGAGGTCATTAGCTTGCATTACTTCTACAGCAATGACTAAGAGTTGGGTGTATGTTTTTGGATTTTCCATTGTTTAAATTGAGTTTAAAAGGATTTTTAAATAAGG